TTAGGACTTCGCGGCTTCCAAATCGGCGGATGTGGTCCATCCTTGTGCACCTAGATTGTGGCGGACGGTGACGGCGCGCCAGAGCCCGTCGAGGCCTCGCCGGATGCCGGATATGTCGACGGGAGAGCCTGACGCAAGGTCGGATCGACCGGGGAGGGATACTTCGGCGGTCGCGCCTTTTCGCTGGAATTGGAGGAGTTTTGTGGCGGCGGCGCGGATGGCGGTGGTTTGGTCGGCGTGGATTTCTTTTATCTCGTGGGCGTCGGAGGTGGCCTCGCCTACCCGGACCTGTCGCACCCGGGCGGCGGCGGTGTCCTGCCAGGATGCGACGACGGCGCCGTAGCGGATGCGCTCGGAGCGCTGGACGCTCCAGGAGGAGATGTCGCCGGAGGTGAGGGTGATGACCGGCAAGTCGCGCCCGGAGAGGGTCTCGAAGTCGTCGCGCTTGGCCATGACGAGGCGGCCGTGGCTCGCTTTGACGGCGAGGTCGTGGGGCTCGGCGACGCGGCGGAGGAAGGAAAGATCGCCTTCGGCGGTCTGGTTTTCGTGAGAGGTCGTGATGGAGCGGACGGCCTCTTTGGCGGCGAGGTCGAGACCGTGCCGTTTGGCGATGGTTTGCGCGAGGACGCCGAGGGTGGCGGGCTCCCATGACGCCGTCCGGCGGTCGATCAGGGCTTTGAAGCGGGCGCTTTTGGCGAAGGGTGCGCCGGATGCTTCGAGCACAAGTTTTCCGGGAGGGCCGGAGAGCTTGGTGGAGTCGAGGATGTAGACGCCCATGTCGGCGAGGCCTTCGCTTTCGTGGCCGATGCGGACGGCAATTTCGGCGCCGGGGCCGGGGACGGCGAGGCGGCCGTCGTCTTCGATCTCGATGGAGAGCGTGTCGGCGTTTTCGCCGGCGGCGTCGACGAGGGAGAGGGAGACGAGGCGGCCCCGGAGGCGGTCGGTCGCGTCGTCGCCGTTGACGAGGATTCGGTAGACGGGGCGCATGTCAGTCCCAGAGGCGGACGATGTCTCTGTCTTGTTGCGGCTCGATGGCGGGCAGTGTGATCGTCAGCCCGGCGGGGAGCGGCCCGGCGGCATGCTCGGCGAGGCCGGGATTGGCCTCGAGGACGGCCTCGGTCGCGGGACTCTCGGTGCCGTAGTGCGCTTTGCAGATGGCGTCGAGGAGGTCGCCGGATCGGGTGATGTAGGTTTGCTCAGTCGTCGCCATAGTATTTGAGTTCGAGGTCGAAGGCTTGTTTGCGGGGGGCGTCGCCGCGGACGAATGCGGTCTGCACTTCGCGGACGGATTCCAGCGCCCACTTGCCGAGGGACTCCCCGGCGGCGGAGGTGAGCCGGAGGGGCTCTCCGGCCGTGGCGAGGGCGCGCATGCGGTCGATCTGGCGGAGGCCTCCGGCGTGGGCGGCGTAGACGTTGCCGCGCAGGCTCACTGTTTCGGCGTCGATGCCGGTGAACTGGAGGGCGGGATTCCGCCCGAGGCGGTCGACCTCCGTCCAGCGGGCGCGGAACCGGCGTTGCAACTCGGCGTAGGCGGCGGTGGCGGCGGAGAAGGTGAAGCCTTGGCCGGAGGGGGATTCGAGTCTTAGGAGTGCGTCGGCCATGGCTAGAACGCGAGGGCGTCGTCGAGGGGGATGTCGTAGTATTTGGGGCGTTCGTCGACGGCGTCGCGGACGGCCCCGGCGGCGGCGGCGGGATCGTCGCTGGTGACGTTGATCGTGATGGAGCGGTTGTCGGCCTGGTTGCGGGTGGCGTTGTTGCTCACGCTTGCGGTCTCGGCGAGGCCGGGCACTCTGCCGCGCCGTCCTCTTCGGCCGCGCCCCCGGGCGGCTTCGGCTACGTTGCGCTCGGTCTCGCTTTCTTCGCCTTCTTCGTCCTCGTCGCCGAAGCCGAAGAAATTTTTGAGGGCTTTGACGGTCTTGCCGAGCCAGCCGAATTTACCGGCGATCCATTCGAACATCTTTCCCCAGCCTTGCATGACGAGGCCGAGGGGGGACCATTTGAAGACCTGCCAGAAGAAGCCGAAGGCGGTTTTGACCTTGTCGACGATCCAGCCCCATACGCGGTCCCAGTTTTTCCAGAGCAAACCGATGGCCGCGCCGATCATCGCGACGGCTCCGACGATGGCGATGACGGTCAGGCCGATGGGGTTGGCGGCGAGGGCGACGTTCCAGGCCCATGTCGCGGCGGTTACGATGGCGAGGGCGGAGCCCATGGCGATGGCTCCGGCGGCGACGGCTCCGAGCATGTGGGAGATGACGGGGAATTTTTCGACCATCGTCGCGGCCCATCCGGCGATGGGCCGGAGCGGAGCGAGCAGCGCGTTGAGGGCGGGGAGCACGATGCCGCCGATGGTGCGCCCGACGAGTGCGATGTTTTGGGTGAACATCGTCCACTGGCCCGAGGCGGATTCGAGGAACCGTTCGTATTCCTCGTCGAGGAGGCCGCCTTCGGCGGCGGCGTTCAGCTCGTCGACGCCGCCGCGCAGTTCGTCGATTTTGCCGAGGAGCGGGATGATGCCCTTCATGCCTTCTTCGCCGAAGCGCTCTTGCAGGATGGCGGCGCGTTCGTCGGTGTCGAGGCCGTCGAGTGTGGCGTCCAGCTCGCGGAGGGTGGCGACGAAGTCGAGCTGCCCGTCCGCTCCGCGCTGTATGGAGAAGCCGAGTTCTTCGCCGGCCGATCCGAGTTTGCGAAGGACGGCGTTAAAGGCGGTGCCCGCTCGGCTCCCGGACAGTCCGGCGGTGTTTAGCCGGCCGATGGCGGCAGCGGTCTGGTCGAGGGAGACGCGGTATGCGGCAGCACCGGAGGCGGCCTCGGCCATGCCTTCGCCGAGTTGGGCGAAGTCCGAAATCTGGAACTTGAACTGCGCTTTGGTGAGGATGTTGCCGATGGTCGCGAGCTTTTCCTCGGTCTCTCCCTCGAGGCTGTCTCCGAGGTTGTTGAAGACGGTGCCGACGACATTCGCGACTTGGCCGGATTCGCCGCGTGTGACCTTGGCGACTTTGGCGGCGATTTCCGTGCCTTGGCGGGCGATGTCGGCATCGAGCCCGGCGGAGTTGAACTGATACTCGATCTGGAGGATCTCGTTTTCGGTGGCGAGGGATTCGCGGGCGAACTCACGGGCGTGGCGGAGGGACTCGCCGAGGGCGGCGTCGCGGTCGGGCGAGTTTATGACGCTGCGCAGAAAGAGGGCGGATTCCTCGGTCTCCATGGCGGAGCCGATCACGCGGGCGGCGCCGAAGCCGAGCCCGGCCAAGCCGATGGCGGTGCCGCGCATGGAGCCGAGCCTGCCCCCGGCGGCGGAGGCGCGGGCGGTGGCTTTTTGGCGGCGGGCGAGGGCCGCACTTTGGCGCTCCAGCCGCTTTTGTTCTCGGACGACGGTGCCGATCTCGATGCCGTAGCTTTTGGCTTCGCGTTTCGCCTCGCGGTAGCGGCGCTCGACCTCGGCGATTCCGCGGTCGAGGCGGTCGCTCGACCGCCCGAGGGTGCTCTGTTTTTGTCGCAGCTCTTCGAGCTGGCTCTTGTATTTGGTGACGGCCCGGGCGCTGGACAGGCGCTTGTTGGTCTCTTTCAGCGATTTGCCGAGCTGGTTGATTTGGCGCTGCGCGCCCTTCGTGGCGCCAAAAAAGCTTTTACCGAGCGCGCCTCCGACGATAAAGCTTGCTGCTATGGAAGCTTTCATTTGAACTTTGGAGCGGTGAGTGGAGAAGAAAAGTTTGCGGCGGCGGTCGCGTGGAGCCTATACGGGCTGTGTTGCGTGCTGGGTTGGATCGGCATCTGGATGCAACCTTCGGGAGGCGTCTATGCTTTGGAGGACGTCGATCGGTTGATGGCCAGTTTAATCATGCCTCTGGTCGCACTGCTTGCGGTGTTTCCTGTTTTCCTGCTGCTGATTCCGTTTTTGGCCTGCGTTTGTTTGGTCTGGCGCTTCTTCGCGGATCGCCGCGGGGCCTAGCGTCTGCGCAAGGCGCCCGCCCCGGCGCGGTGATGCCGCTCGATGCGGCGGAGGTAGGACAAAAAATCCTCGGTTTCGAGGTCGAGGATTTCGGCGTGCGCCCATGAGGTGAAGTGCGCGAGGGCGAGGATGCCCTCTTCTAGGTCTTCGGCCGTGACAAAAAATCCTGGAACCCTTGCTGGAGTTTCCGGTAGTCGGCGAGGTCGAGTTCTTCGATGACTTTGGGCGAGACTTCGCAGAGGTTCGCGAAGAGCGTGGTTTCCTGCTCGGCTTCGCCGCCCGCGGCCTTGGCGGCGAGCTTTTGGTCGCGGACTTTGGCGCGGCGGAGATTGAGAGAGGCGACTTTTTCGCCGTCGACTTCGACGGGATAGTCGAGTGTGATTTGCGTCGTATTGCTCATGCGGATACGGATTAGAGGCCGAGGTTTTCGCGGGTCCGGGCGACCGTGGTCCGCCAATCATTGCGAATGATCGTGTCCGCAGTCTGGGGGGTGGATTTCCAGCTCTCCTCGAGCCGACCGAGGTTCGCGGCGTCGAGGAATCGGTTCAGCTTCAGCGCGGGCGGACGCTTCGACTGCCGTTCGACGGTTGCCGACGGGCGCTTCGCGCGGGAGATTTCTAGGCCGAAGAGGTTCATAACGAAAATTTGACCCCTGCCCGTTTGCGCCCGGTGCGCTTGCGCGTCTCGGCGGCCACCCGGCGACGATAGTAGTTCAGTAGGTCGAGCACTTCGCGCATGGTGTGGCGCTCGAGTTCGCGGTTGTTGATCTTGTATCGACGATGCGGGGACGATGCCCCGCGCTCAATGAAGTCTTCGAGCGCCTCGACGATTCGCTCGGCCTGCGTGCGCTGATCAGTGCCCGCAACCTGGTTGGCGATATCGGCCAACAACTGCATGCGCGAACGGAAGACCTGGCAATCTTGTCCGTCGACCACCGCCCAGATCGCGACCGAATAAAGACCCGGATCGAGCCCCTCCGTGTTAAGATCGAACTCAATACTATCGCCCGACACGACGCCCGCCACATCGAGCGACGAAGGCCCGCGCAAGTAAAGCATCCCGGTCGCGATCCCCGCGAAGGAATCCGCGATCAGGATGCGTTCGCCGACGGTCAATTGTGCGGGAAATCGGATCACCAGTTGCGCGCGTATGAAGTTTTCGCACGCCGCTTGCGGGCGCGCTTTTTCTTCGGCGCATTATCGTTTTCGGGCTCTTCCGGAGCTACTGCCCCGCTGCCATTCGTCTCCTCGGGCTCCGGCTCTCGTTTCACTGCTTCGGTCGGTCTGTCTTTCCCGAAGAGCCGATAGGCGATCTTGTCGAAGCGCGGTGCGGCAAGCACCATCGCGGCATACGCATAGACTCGACAGTCGAGGGCCTCGTTTCGCCTGCCCTCCGGCTTCGTCCATTCCCGCTTTCTAAATCCACGGATGTATTTCGTAATCTTCTTCTCGGCGGCAAGCTGCTTGAAATACGGCGCGTCCCGCGAAAGTGGGAAGTGGCAATAGCCGGGGCCGGGCTCCTCACGCTGCAAGCGCGAATAAATCACATCCTTTGCCTGGTCGACTCCGACGAGATAGAGGTCCACGGGACGCCGGTTCTTCTTCCGGAACTTCTTCCGCTGCGGGCTTCCGACGATGGGCTTGTCTTCGCCACCCACCCCTTTCACCGCGAAGAAACGTTGCCCCCGATGCTTCTTGCAAAAATCGTAAACCGCCGACGTGTTGTGTCCGCCTGAGTCGACGCATACGTGGTCGACGAACAGATCAAACCCAGCCTCATGCACGAAAGTCTCACGCTTGATCTCGGCGAGTTCCGTCCACGGACTCCCCGGTGTTCCCTCCGGCAAATCGGGATCTCCGAAAATCACCCGGTAATCGACCGACCATGATTCTTCCCCCGCCCCCCATGCGACAACTTCCAACTCGAGGCGGTCCGGCTGGGTGTCCACGCCCGCCGTGAGCAGCAGTCCCCCGCGCGGGACCGCTGCAAGGTATTTCTCGCGACGGCCCATCAACGCGTCGTCACTGACCTGCTCGCCCTCTTCCTCCCATGTCTCGCAAAGAGTCGTGTTGACAAAGGTTTTCATGCTTTCGGTCCCGCTTCGCTTCGCGCTTTGGAAATCAGTCACGATTTCGTGCAGCCGTGAAATGTAACCTTTACCTGCCGGGAAGAGCGTGTTGAGCCCGTTCAGCCAATAGCCGCGGTATCCGTTGAACTCCGCCGTAGGTCGCCACTCGCCCGCCCGAACGATGCTCTGCCGGGCAGCGTCATCATGAGCGTGCCCGCATTCCGGGCAGATGACGTAGGGCCCGCGCACCGTTCCCCGTTCCGTGAAGTCCACATCCTTCCACATGATCACCCACGCGTGCCCGCAGAATGCGCAAGGCACGAACCAGTTGCGCTGGTCGGTCCGCTCATACCAAGTCTCGATCCGCGAAAAGCCTTTGATCGTCGGCGTCGAAGACAAAATCTTGATTGAGTTCCGATAGTTCTTCGCGCGGACGAAGGCCAGCTCGACCGGGTCGCCCTCGTCGCCTTCCTCCATAGCGTCGATTTCGTCACAGTAAACGAATGGCGCTTGAATCTGACGGAACTTGCTCGGCGAGTTCGCCCCGATTACCGAGATGTTCCCCCCGATGAAACTTTTGCTCTGGATCGTATTTCCGCCGTCCCGGCCCTTGTTCGGCGCGAGCTTCGACCCCACCGCCGGCGTGTCCAGCGACATCGGCGTGAAGAATTTTTTGCTCCACTTTTCCGCACTGTCTTCGGTCGGGTAGACGACGAGCATCCCCTGCGGGTCGTGGTCGATGACGTAACCTATCCCGTTTATGCAAATTTCCGTTTTCCCCAGACGGCTCGCCCACATGAGCACCGTCGCAATCACCGACGGGTCGCGGAATGCTTCCTGCGGTTCGCGCTGATACGGCGCCGTGGCGACTTTGTATTTCCCGGGCTTCGCCGTCACGTTCTTCCCGAGCACCCTCTCGCGTTCGGCCCATTCCCAGATTTCCAGCTTAGGCCGGGGGGCCATCGCCGTCAGTGCCGTTCCCATCGCCTCACCGACCGTCATCGATACTCCTCCAGCGGGATGTCCCGCAATTCCTCGATCAGATCAGCCTGCACCTCTTCGGGCAAATCCGCATTCAATACCTTCTGCCGCATCGTCACGATGACATGCGACCAGCACCGGAGAGCGGTGTCCGCATCCAATAGTTTTCTTTCGGCAATTGCCTTTTCCCGTTCCAGCTTCTGCCGTTGCTCGCGGGCGAGCTTGGCGCGTTCCTGCTCAAGGTTCAGTTCGTCGGAGCGCTCCGCTTGGTGCGCAATTACTCCGTCGACGAACTGACGCAGCGTGAACAACATCGCACGGCCTGCCTGGACGCCCTCTTGCCCGTTAAGACGGGCGGTTACGGTGCGTCGATCAAAGCCGGTGAGCTTGGCGATTTGGGAGATTGAGAAACGTTCCATGATGGTGGAGCCCCTAAGGCAAATTGAAAACTAGAGATGTTTTGCGCCGGATTTCCCACCCGCTTCGCCCTCCCCCGAGAAGGACCCGCGCCCATTACCCCCCTGCAAGTCTTTCTTGATGCGCACCTTGCGCACTGATCGAAGCGCGCGGACGACGGTGCTCGCTGAGAGAGCGTGGCGCTTAGCGATGGTCTCGATTGAATCACCTCGCGCGGCTTCCGAACGTATGGCTTCATTCCGTTTGGCGATTTGATAGAGATAACATTTCGGGATGCAAATGGATTCGCCTGCGAACTCTTGTTGTAGCAGCTCCGCCCATAGCCGACCAATCGTCCGCACGAAGATGTGATCGTCTGGCAGAGGTCCCCTCGGGACGTAACAGGCCTTATTCCATTTGATCGCGTTGCCAAGCCGGATCGTGCGCTCGTTCCCGATCAGGTCGGCAATATCGTCTGCGCCCGGACACATCAGTGATTCTTCATCTTCGAACATAGTAATTTAGTTTTCAGGTTAAGCTTTGGATCGCCACACACACGCCCGGCGTGCCACGCGTTAAAGTTTGATCGACCTCCCAAAGTATCCGGCGGTCACCGTCATCGACTTCGAGCCATTCGGACAGCTCGTCGCGCACTGGCTTGAGTGCGCCGGCGAGGTTATCGTCGTCAAAGTATCTCGGCAGATGGGCCGTCATGGTCACGATAATCTCGGCGGGTCTTTTCCGGCGGTTGCCTTTCGCACGGCTAGCCTTGCGCTTGCGTGGCGGCGATGCTTTGCGCTCCAGTGTTCCCGCTTGTTGGGAGTGCTCTCCGGCCTCCAGTCGATCCACACCAGCAGGGGGTTTTTCCCATCGACCGTCGGGCCGCTGGACGAAGCCTTTGCGCCGGAGGATATCGGCGTCGAATTGTAAGGGGCTTGGTTTTCGCTCATTTTGTTTCGGCATTATGTTTCTACGTTTCGCGTAATTTTTGCTTGCGTTGTTACTACGCAGCGCGTAATTTTCGTGGATGATCAAAACTTTCGGCGACAAGCGGACGGAAAAGTTCTGGAACGGGCGGCATGTAAAGCTCCCCTCCGAAATCCTCCGCCGCGCCATGGATAAACTCTACGTCCTTGAACACGCCGGGTCGCTGGATGATTTGCGCGTCCCACCGGCCAATCGCCTCGAAGCACTCGTCGGCGACCGTGCGGGGCAGCACAGCATCCGTATCAACCAGCAGTGGCGCATCTGCTTTCGCTGGGAAGACGGAGACGCCTATAACGTCGAGATCACCGATTACCACTGAACCGAAGGAAACACCATGAACACCGACCAAATGACCGAAGCGCAACGCCTCATCCACGAAACCACCCCCGGCGGCATCCTGCTCCGGGAGTTCCTGGAGCCGCTCGGGCTCAGCCAGGCCGAGTTGGCCCGGCGCACGGGCTTGCCGACTTCCCGTATCACCGAGATCGTGAAGGGCCGCCGTGCCATCACCGGAGAGACCGCCGTCGCCCTGGGCACGTTTTTCGGCAACCGCCCTCAGTTTTGGCTGAACCTGCAAAGCGGCTGCGACCTGCGCCGAATCGAGTTGGAGGGGGCCGATGAGATCCGCAAGCGGGTCCAGCCGCTCGAGGTGGCGTGAGAAAGCCGGGAAGGAGTAACAAAATGAAAGTGACATGTGAAATCGAACTCGACGGAGATCATGGCACGGTGCCCGGCATAAGAGCCACGTGCACCCGATGCGGAAACGAAACGGAGTCTTTCGGCACGGGGGAGAACAGCATCCGCAGATGCCTGGCATTGATGTGGGAGGAATGTCCGGCCGAAGAGAATAATTACTACGCGCCATCGGACACCGTATACTGAATGAGCTCTTTGGCTTCCTCCGACAGCCCTTGCAGTTTGTGGAGGAACGAGTGCGATTGCCAGTAACCGAGACTGGCGCGCTTGTCTCCGCCCTCCGGCACGCGTCGGTCTCTGGAAACGATCATTTCAGACTCCACCAGATCGACCAAATCGCGGAGGAGTTGGACCGAAGAGGCGGAAATTTCGGCATGGGTATTCGGGTTTGTTTTCATGGTTTTCTGTGGGGTTGTGGGTTTTGCCTAATCTTGCACCGGCGCAGTGATCCGCACCGGCAGGTTATCGCAAGTGTTTTGCGTTTGCGGTACGTGCGGTACGTTGAAGGGATTTTTCCCAACCTTTTCTCTAATTCTCATAAAATAATCTTTTTTCTTTCTTTACGCGAAAGGGTAGGAAACATGGCTTCAACGTACCGCACGTACCGCACTTTTGGACATAATAAGCTCAGTTTTCATGCGCTCAGCTCGAAATCGCGGAGTGAGAGGCCCAAAACGCAGCTCGTTTTGGCGTGTCCTGATTGGGAAATGATCCACCCTGCATCCCTCAGGTAGTTGGCGATTTTCTTGTTGGTCTTGTGCCTGGGTTCCTCGCCCTCGTCCTCGCACCATGCCATATAGGTCTCCCTGAGCTGCGTTAGGGAAACACTCATACCGCGCAGCGGCTCAGTGCGTTCGTGCATGAATCTGGCGAACTGATCGGAGTCCGTCCGGTATTCCTTGGTCGCGTCCACCACGGCCTTTGGCGGCCGCAGCCCGCCTCCGTCGACCATATCGAGGTAGCCTCGCACGGCCCAGTTGAGGATGCCCGGCAGCTCCTCGCGCAGCTCGGCGAGCACCTCGTGGCGTGGGCGGCGGTCGGCCTCCGGGATGGTCTGCGTCCACGGCACCAGGTGGACGCGCCTCCAGATGCCGTGATCGGTGCCCGTGATGGTCGGCTTGTGGTTGCCGACCAGCCAGAGCTTGTGCGTGGGCATGAAGACGTAGGGCTTCTCGTAGGGTCTGCGCGCGGTGATCGCATCGCCGCCCACGAGGCTCTTGATGGCCGCCTCGTTAAGCTTGCGGCTCTCCGGGATCTCGTCGGAGACCACGATCCGCTTGCCCTCCATCTGCGCCTTTTTGTAATCGAAATTATTGTCGCTCGCCTTGGCGCTCTTCCGATCTATGCCGACGGTGGTCATCAGCCCGTCGCCCAGGAGCATTTGCAGCACGCTGGTGAAGGTGCTCTTGCCGTTCGCGCCCTTGCCGTAGAGGAAAAACAGCACGTCCTTGTCGACGTATCCGGTCAGACTGTAGCCGACCGCGCGGGCGAGGTATTCGATCAGTTCGCGGTCGCCGCCCGTGAAATAGTCCAGGAACCGCTCCCACCTCGGGCAATCCGCATCCCAATCGAAATCGCAGATCGTCTTGTGGGTGAGCATGTCGGCGCTGTTGTGCTCGCGGAACTCACCCTTGGCCAGGTCCAGCACCCCGTTGCGGGTGGCCAGCAGTCCGGGGAGTTGGTCGAAGTCGGTGGCCTTGCAGGGCAGCAGGCTCTCGGCGAACTTCATCACGCCGGAGAGGTATCCGGTGGAGTGTATCTTTTTCACCCTTTGGCCGATCTCGTCGAGCTTGCGCTCGCGCGGGTCTTTCTCCGGCCGCCCCCGGCCGCCGCCCTTCTTCTTTTGCGGCGGGTCTTCGCGCATATCCGCGCGCACGCTCTCGGCGAGGGACTGGTAGCACCGGGCCAGCATCTCGGCGGATTCCACCGTGGTCCGCTGCATATCGTCGCGCTGCCAGATGCCGTCCTCATAGCGCCGCCATGTCTGGCCGAGGTGGTCGTAGAGGCGCCGTCCGGCCACCATGGCGGCCCAGAGCTTCGCGTCGCCCAGCTGCACGTCCTCCAGGCACTGGGCGACGAATTCGCGCGTCAGCTCCACCTGGCGCGGCTCGCCCGCCGGGTCTTCGGTAAAATCCTCGTCGGCGACCACATCGCGCACCGTCGGCTCGGCGAACTTCAGGCGGCCCGCCCACATCTTGCGCCGGGCGGCCGCGCGCGCGTCGAACCCGTTTTGGGCGGCATACCATGCCAGCGTGCCCACGCCGACCTCCTCCAGCCGGTGGCGCCACTTCTCGGCGTATTCTCCCTGCCTCTCCTCCGGGCTCCACGCGTTGAGCACCCGGCACCCCTCGGCCATCGGCAGCACGCTCCAGACCGCCGAGGCGATCCTCAGCCAGTCGTCATACGCCGGGCGCTTCGGCACGTAGCCGAGCATCTCCTCGATGTCCGCAGCCGTAGTCGACAGCGGCACCGCCGGTCGTGGCGAGCGGTCCTCCTTTTCCGAGACCGGCTCGAAGCGCCCGCCTTCCGCGCCGTTGCACACCAGGTCCGGGTCGTGGGAGACGAAGCACATCCGCACCCGGTCCTTCACCGCGCGGTCCATCTGGAGCCCGTATTTCTTCAGGTAGTAGGCCTCCGCCGCGAAAAAGCACCCCCGGTGCCGCTCCCCGTCGATGCGCACGCCCGCCTTCACGCCCCGGCCCGAGGGCGAGACGAAAACGAAGGCCACATACGGGTCGGCCGCCAGGAGCGCCTTGACCTCCGCCACGTCGCCCAGCTGCGGATTCTCCTTCGCGTCGAAGTCCGCCTGCAGGATGCCCGAGTGCGAGAGCACCCGGTGCTCGACCGGCACGCTTTTGTCCCGCGTCATCATGGCCGCGCTCATGGTAAAGCCCGGCAGCTTGCGCTTGGCCTCGTCGTATCCCTTGGCGTCGCCCCGGTCCAGCCGCTTGCGCAGGATGCGGATTTCATTTTCCCACGCGCCCGCGCGGATCTCGCCGAGTATGTCGCCCAGCGCCGCCTGCTCTGCAGGCTCCTGGTCGAAGGGCGTGGCGAAAAAAGACACCACCTGGGGCAGCGCCTCGATCAAATCGGCATTCGGGTCACTCATAGCTTCACTTCCTTTCGGTAAAATTCGATCGCTTCGGGCGAGACGAACACGCCCTTGATCCAGTCCTTGAGCCATAGCCCCCGCAGGCTCCGCAGCCGCGAGAGCGCGACATAGGCCTGCCCCGGCTCGCGCGCGGCGCGTATGTCGATCAACGCGCGGTCGAGCGTCAGCCCCTGGCTTTTGTGGATGGTCATGGCGTAGGCCGGGCGGAGCGGGTATTGCCGGATGAACCCGCTATCGTCCCGTATCGGGTCGAAGTGGAAGGCGTAGGGCTCGACCGCAATTTCGCGCCCACCGTCCAGCCGCACCCGGATCGTATCGGTGCGCGGGTCGATATCCGCCACTGTGCCCGTGGCACCGTTGGCCGCGATCAGCTCGCCCTGTTCGGTCAGGTTTTTCGTCACCATCACCCGCGCGGATTCCTTCAGCTTCAGCTCCCAGGGCGTGATCATGTTCTTGCGCAGAAAATCGATCTCGTGTTGCGGCCCGCCCGAGCGCGCTTCGAACACGTGCTCGGGCCGCTCGATGCACTCCAGCTGGTAGGCGTTCCATTTGTTCACCATGGTGTTGTGGGTGAACAGCCGGGTAATGTCCCGACTCGGAAACCGGGCCACCCGCGCGGCCAGCAACCGCGCCGTATCCCCCCGGATGCGCCCCTCGCGGAAATCGTTGAGCGCGGCGATGAACTCCGGCTCGTCCTGCCGGTGGATTTCGCGCAGGCAACACACCCGCATCTCCGCCTTCGCCCATGCTTCGCTCTGAAACGCCCAGTCGTAAACCCCGCTCTTCGAAACCGGAGGCAGCTGGAGAAAGTCGCCCACCGCGATCAGCTGAATGCCGCCGAAAGGAAATGGATTTTCGCGGATGCGCCGGAGGTGATAGTCCAGGTAGTCCAGCGTCCGCCCCGGCAGCATGCTGATCTCGTCGATGAGTAACGTCTCAGCCGAGCGCACCCGTTGCCACGCCGCCATCCGGGCCGGAAACATCCGGCCCTCCATCGCGTCGAAAAACTCATCGAAGTCCTGCCCCGGCTTCGGTCCGATGCCCATGCCCGCCCAGCGGTAGACCGTGCTCGCGCGCAGCGCCGTGCCCGCCAGCCCGGTGAGGAACACATTCTTGCCGGACCGCATCCGTTCGATGGCGTCTTGTTGCGACGCGTCCAACTTCACGCGCGCACCTCCACTCCCGGCAGCAGACCGCCGCAGATCGCCTCCGCGATGTCCGCCGCCTTATCCGGCATCATCCAATCGATTTCGTCCATCAGCGCGTCCTCGATGGCGCGGCGGGCGTCCGTCCTCGGCGGCGCGGGCGGCGGCGCGATTTCACGCGTCGCATTTTCGGCACCCGTCGGCGTGTCGGGCGCGGCGGGTGCTGTAGAGGCGGCGGAGGCTTCCGCGCGGGCCTTTTCTTCAACCTCCGCCTTGGCTTTCGCCTCCGCTTCCGCGCGGATCTCCGCCTCGCGCGCCTTCCGCTCCTCCTCGGCCTTGCGCGCGGCTTCCTCGCGGTCGCGCTTTTCCCGCTCCTCGCGCAGCTTGCGCAGCTCCTCCTGATCGGCCTCGAATTTCCGCCGCTCCTCCAGGGCGGCGACCACTTTATCTTCCGCCTCCGCCGCTTTCTCCGCGAACTCGTCGTCCCGACCCATCAGCTCGCCCGGCGCGGCGGCGAGGGCCTGCACCGCGTCCAGCCGCGAGGCCAGGTCGCGCGCGGTGGCGCCGTAAGGCAGTTCCTGCATCCGGTGCAGATGCTGGAAGGTTTCTTCCGCCTCGCGGATGCGGTTCTCCCAATCCGTCACCGGGCCGAGCACTTCTTCCTTCAGCGCGTCCAGCTCGTCGCGGATGTATTTCCGGCGCACGTCCACGCGCTTGACCTTCTCCTTCAGATCGGCCACCATATCCTTGCCGATGCCGTCCAGCGTCGTCTTGCAGCGCGCGACCGCATACGCGCAGCTCTTGATTTCCTTGCGGCCTTTGGCCGTTTCCGCGTCCGGCACGATGGCCAGCGCGGATTCGCGGATCGCATCGACCAGAGCCTTCGCCCGGCCTTGTTCGTTATAGATCGCGGGGGCGTCCGCGTTTTCGACGATTTCCAGCACGTCGGGGCGTTCTTGTTCTTCGATTTTCATTCGGTTCCTTTGGTTCGTTTTTCGCAAATGGGGCAGGGAGATTTCAGCGGCACGGCCCGCCCCCACCGTGCGCACTCCGGGCAGCATCCCGGCATGGTTCGCGGCGGCCTCACGGCCACCGGTTGCTTCTTCAGAACGGCTCTCCGGCTCGCGGGTTCGCGGCGAGCGGCAGGCGCTTGAGCAGCACCAGCGGGGCGGTCGTCCGGTCCGGCGGCTTGACCGCCAGCCACGCGTGCTCGCCCTCCGGATCGATCCAAATCGCCAGATCGTTCTCCAGCGAGTGCCTCGCCTGCCACCACAGCTTTTCTACGGCCGAGGCGCTCTCGCAGGGATAGTCCTCCGGCACCTGTTCGCCGTCCGCCCGCGCCCGGTCCAACTGCCTCTCCGCGGCGGCGGGCTCCGCCGGGAGAGGCTCGGACTCCCCCGGCTCCGGCGCGGACGGGTCGCGCAACTTCAGCCCTTCCGGCTTTTTCGCTACCGCTTCGGTAGTTTTCGCAACCGCTTCGGTAGCGGTTGCCGCCTTTTTCGCGGCCATGATTTCGCGCAGCGATGGCATGTCAGTAAGCCGGTTCGGGTTCGATCACGCCCAGCCGCTCGGCCACCGCACACGTCATTTCGATATCGTTGCGCAGGTAATCGAGCGCCGCCTCGCGGTCATTCTCCAGCAGCTCCGCAAATCGTGCACCGTCTCCATTCTTCGCGCCGCATCCGAGGTGCTTGGCCAGCCGGTCCAGCGAGACGGTCGCCTGGTAGTCGCCCACCTTCCAGATTTCCATCAGGTCGACGAACTGCCGCCCCAGGTAGCGCCCGTGTGTCACCCCGTTCGGCACCGGCACGCGCAGCTTGAAGCTGCGGCGCACCAGGAACGGAATATCGAACCGGTTCGAGTTAAACCCGATCAACGTGCGCCAACGGCCATCCGGGCAAGCGTGATTCCAAAACTCGGCGATCACGTCCGCTTCGTCCCGGCGGAATTCCTCCGCCGTCTCCGCGTCGTCGACCGTCAGCAGGTGCGTGCCCGCCGCATCCCGCAAACCGATGGCCAAGACCCGGCCCGTGGTCGCATCCAGCGCCGCTTTTTCCCGCCACGCCTCGCGCTGCTCGGCGATCTTCTCCGCGATCTTGGCGGCGTCCCTGTAGTTGGCCGGGGCGGAGAACTCCGGCTCCATCAGAGCCAGCGTCTCGTCCGTCTCCGGCCCGGTTTCGATGTCGAATACGAGCGGTTCCATCAGTAGGGCGCCTCCTCGTCCGCCATCGCCCCCATCGCCTTTTCGGCCTCGGCCAGCGCCGCGGCCAGCCGCTTGTCCGCCGCCTTCGGCTTCGCCGTGCCCTTGTAGACCGGCAGCCAGTTCTTGATCAACGCCTCGACCGCCTCCGCGTCCAAGTCGCCCAGCTGCACGCCGGCGTGTTTGCCCACGTGGACTTCGGTCGTCATCCAGTCCTCGCGTCCGGCCGCCTCGCCCGTCTCCGGGTCGGCCACCTTTTCCGCGCCCCGGTAGGCCGCGCCCGCGCCCTGTGCGTCGCTTTGCGGCTTTTCCTCGCGGTCTTTCTTGCGCACGAAAGTGCCCGAGGGCTTTAGCGGCTCGCCGTGCGCATCCTTGTGCGGCGTGATCGCCGTGATGTTCGCGTAGGTCTCGCCGTTGCTCCCCTCCTCGTGGATCACCACCAGGAAGGCCGGACGGCCGATCAGCGATTCGGTGTCGAACTCCTGCAGTTCCTGCGCGGTCAGGTCGCGACCGAACCACTGGCGCAGGAATTTGCGGAAGTTCGCCTTCTCGTTCAAGCTCGGCGTGAACGGGCGGCTCCACACGCAAAACGGACTCCCGTCCTCGCGCGCCGCGTCCACCTCGAAGGTGAGCTTGAACACGTCACGCTCCCCGTATTGCGATTGCTGCCGCTGCAGCGGCGTTACGTCCACGCACACCGCGCGGCCCGTGTATTCGGGGCAGGGCTCGAAGCTCCCGCCGGATTTGTAGCTTAGTTTCATATCGTTTTGGTTCCTTTCGTTTCGGTTTGGTTGAAAGTCATGCAGCGGATTGATTCCGCAGCTTTTTGAGCCGGGCTTCGGCCTTCTTGCGAAGTGCCTTCTGCAGCGGCGGGCCGCAGTCCTCGGCGAGGATGCGCTCCAGTTTCGCCTCGTTAGCCGATTCGATCACAGCTTCCCGGGAGGGAGCGTCGTGCAGTTGGCTGTTGGCGAGCTGAAACGGGTGCTGCTGGTCCGGCAGCGTCACTTCCGGGCCGTCGCCGACTTTGCACGTCACTTGATCCACGCCCTCGATATCGGCGAAAAAGTCGGTTTGGTTCGGATCGAACCGGCGCTCCGTCTCGTCCTTGTGCGAGACCGTGTATCCCAGCTTCGAGGTGACTCTGGGATACGGCTCGTCCGCCTCCCAGGCGAAAGACAGCGAGACCTTGGCCTTCGCAGGCTTGTCATCGTCTTGGGTTTCAAACGCGGCTTCGATCACCGCATCAAGGTGCTCGATCAGGAGCGCCCGGCATTCGGTCGCCAGAAAATCGGCGAACTTTTCTTTGTTTTCATCATTCAT